GTCAGGTGAACCGCGCCGACGTAGGCGCCATGATGCTCGATGAAGTACCATCGCCGGTACGGATAGCGGTTCACGAATGAGCAATGTTCCTTCCAGTCCGGCATGGCGATGTGCGAGATATTCGCCTCCGGAGGGCGCTCCGCAAGCAGTTTCCACAGCAGGTTGTGCTTGTCCGCGACGCACGACACTTCAACGAGCCGTGGCCCGTTCGGATCTCTGCGCTTCATACTCTGGCCTCGATTCCGTGTTGTTGGAGAAACTTGGATGCGCCCTTTGGCGTGGCGTCGGTGAATTGGAACAGTGCGCCGGCCGCGACTGCGGATGCCCCTGAGCGCACGGCGCGTACCATGTCGTTGTACCCACTGCATCCACCGTGCGCGATGACCGGAACGCTTACGTCCTGCGCGACCTTCTCAATCGTGTGCAGGTCGTATCCTTCTTGAGTTCCCTCGCGCTCGATGTTCGTGAGCATGATTTCCCCCGCTCCGCTGAATGCAAGCCATTCAGACCATGCTTCCGGTCCTACGGTCTTGGCTTCCGTGCCGCACTTGGCATATGCGGTGAATCCCTTGTAGTCCACGACGCCAACGATGGCTTGCGATCCGAACTTGTCTGTCGCATCGCGCACCAAAGTCGAATGGAACGCTCCGCTGCAGATCGCCACCTTGTCCGCCCCGGCGTTGAGCAGGTCGCGCACGTCGTCAACCGTCCGGACGCCACCGCCGACCGTGAGCGGGATAAAGCACTCGTCGGCGAGTTTGCGAACCAGATCAAGATTCGGCCCGCGCCCATCCGGAGTCGCCGCGATGTCGAGCAGGATCAACTCATCCACCCCTCGCGCGTTGTGGATTCGCGCGGCCTGTAGCGCGTGCCCGACCGATCGCCACGATTGAAACCGCTGCCCCTTGACCAACTGTTCGCCGCGGCAAAGCAGCGTCGGGATCACGCGCACGGCAAGACCCATCAGCGGAATCCCGCCTTGAGGATCGGCCTTCCATTCGCCTCGCCGTCGAACAGGGCATCATTCGTGAACTTGGCGAGCGTCGTCATCAACTCGTCGTGCGTCATGCCGATGCGATCGAGAACGCGGCCGATGTGGACGCCCATGTAATTCGACGGGAACAGTCCGTCAAGCTGTTCGGCTATATCCGCGGCATCCTTGCGGGAAATCAATCCAGCGCGAATGTCCACGCTCAACTGCGCGACTGCGCGACCGTAGCCGTACTTGCGAAACATCATGTGGTCGTGAAGCCCGGTCATGGCGTTGTCGAGGTTTTCTTCCGTCCACCAGTTTGCCGGAGACGGAAGGAACGGAATCATCCCGGCATCGACCGCAACACGCGCGTTTTCGTGCGAGTCCCACCGGAAGAACTGCCCGAGGAAGTACGCCTCCACGCCGACCTTCTGCATCTTCTCGTCGGACGGCGGAAGATAGTCCGTCATGTCGCGCTCCGTGATCCCATCAAGATTGACCAGATCAGCCGGACGAAGGCCCAGGAACCCGCCGAATTCGCTCACCCATCTACGGGTCATGCGGCGAGTCTCATCGGTGCCTGGCGGGCCTCCATACGCTTCCTGCGGGCATTCGCCGTAGAACACGAGTGGGATGCCGAGGTCTGCTGCGACGCGGAACGGCGTCGTGAAGATGGAGACATGCTCTGGCCACGATACGTCGCCGACAAGTTGAAGGCCGAGCCGGTTGAGTTTCGCGCGGACGATCTTGTTCGGCGTCACTTCAATGGTCGTCGCGTATCGCGCGAGGTTGTCGATGTTCTTGCGACCGATCTCGGTCAACATGCACGTGGTCGCCGTGACGACGAGCGGTCGGGCGCCAAGCTCGATCAACTTGAGTACCTGCCAGTGCGAGTCCTTGCCGCCGCTTGATCCGACCACGCAATCGAATCCGCTGAAATTCGTGTGGTCCGCGAGGATCGCTTCCAACTCGCTGCGCCGCTTCGCCCAATCGACATTCGGCCGCTTGTCGAACGAGAAGCACGCAGAGCACACGCCATCCTTGAAGTGCGTATCCGGCCGCGTGTCGGGAATCAGGCATCGCGTGCAGCGCATCATTCCTCAGTCCTTTCCTTGATCGTGACTTCCACGCGCACGACGCGCTCTCCTATTGATCTGTCGCAGCATAAATGCATCCGTCGCTTGCTCGGCCCGATAAGATAATCGCCAAACAAGTCCTTGCAAATTCGCCCGTCCTTCCCTACTACCGCCCACGCGACGATGCTCATGGCTGGGGCGCTTTCTTGAACTCGATCACCCAGACCCACGGGTTCGACTCCCACGGCGCGCGCTTGGCGTTGATGGAGTCCCAGAGGTCGCGGAACGCGCCGGTTGCGCTTGGCCTGTTCCACTCGCTGGTAATCGGATCGCGCCAGCGCATCCAGCGAAGCGGCCCGCGATACCGTTCGATCCCCTCTGCCTCTGCATCCGCCTCGCTGATCTCGTTCAGCCGCTCCACGCGCACGCTCACCACTTCGAGCGTGAGGCGCGAGGCGAAGCGGGGCATGAACATCCCCGGCCGGTTCTTCCCCATGTGCAGGATGCCGCGCAGGCCGCGAAGCGAGTTGTCAGCCGCGTACCAGATCGGCCCGCCGGGAGGAATGTTCCGTGGCGCCAGATCGTCCAGCGCATCCTCGGCGGCCCACGTCTCCCGCACCCACAGGCGATCGCCGGGGGCGCCGTAGGGGCAGCGGAAACGCCCCTCGCGCGCGTTGATCCGATACTCATCCTCCGTCACGTACCGCTCGCCCTCGGCTAGTATCTTCGTGAACGGCTGCGGCTTCACCACGCGCCGCGTCTGCGTCTTGCTCCCGTCGAGGATCGCGCGGACCATCGGGCCCGAGAAAAGGATGGGGCGCTCGCTCATGGCTTCGCCTCCCCGATCAGGGCGCGGGCGGCATTCTGCATCGCTTCCCAATCGTTCAATGACATTTCCCACTTGTCAGCTTTGATGAACTCCCGCAGCGCGGCCTCCAGGCGCTCGATCCTCGCCGCCATGTCGGGAGCGGATGCGATTAGCTCGGCATTTGCCCTTGCGATTGGATGGAATGCTCGAGCTCCCGTGACTTGCGCCACGATTGCATCCCCGGCCCAAATCGCCGTCCCGTGCTTGCCGATCAGGGTCCACGGTCCCGGCGTGTGCTTGGTATCGCTCATTTCCCCTCCCGCGCGGCGTCACGTTCGGCCCTCTTGGCATCCACGAAGGCGTCAAACTCCGCGCCTGACAACTCGCCAAGCGCCTCCCAAGTGAGCGGACCATCGTCGCACCAGTTATCGTCATCACGAAGGAACTGATATAGCCCAGCATCCTTCCGCGCCTCGTCCCGCTCGCGCTCGGCCTGCGTGGCGCGTTCCAAAAGGCGTCTGTTAGCTTGCGCGTGCAGATCGTCAGGCCCCCATTCCATCGTGGCGCACAGGTCGTCCATACATGCGCAGCCGGGATAGCCAAGGGCACACACACCGTCAGCGTTTTTGTACCCATATGCGCATTTCACGCCTACTTGCATGGCACGAAGCGCCGTATTCTCCCGCTCGGCCTCATCCAGCCGCTCGCGCAGGGCGGCGAGTTCGCGTTCAAGAGTGCGAGCGTGTTCCGAAAAGACGACGCGCTCTTTCATTACTCGAACCGAGTCCTGCACCAGTGCTTCAAACTCGGCAGCATCCGTCCTCGGCGTGTCATTGCTCATCGCGGCTCCTTTAGTCAACGTTTTCTTGGTACTCGGCGCTTTGCAAAACTGTTCTTTAGACTACGATGCGTCCACCCCGACCCGCTTCGGAATCGACTGCGAGAGTTGGCGATGTGCCGCTTCTGGCGCTTGTTCATTGCGATACCATTTCAGTGACCATCGGCAGCGGGTCCGTGCATTTCGTTGTTAAGCCTCGCCACCTCCCTCGCGAGCCGGTCGCGCTCCCGCTCGAGCCCGGCGATATAGGCCGCATGATCATCGTTCTGGCGCGTCAACCGCGCAATGGCTTCCTGTAATCGAGTGATAACCACACTCGCCGGGACAGGATGAATAAGCAACTCGTCCCGCTCCTGCGTGAGCCGCGCAACCTCGGCCTGCTGCGAGAGGAGGGCATCACGCACATCCTCAAACTTGTATGCGTATTTGTCGTCGCCCGGGAGAAACATTGCATATTGATGCTCGCACCATTCCACGAGCGCCCCCACGTCCTTGTCGGTCATGATTTGCTCCATGGATTCTTGAAGTGGAAAACGTCCTGCACGAAGAACCACAGGCGCACAGGTATCCCGGAATCGACGGCCCATTTCGGAATCGTGTTGAGCACTTCGTATACTTCTAGCCCATCATCGCGCCAGTCCTGCGCCGTTTCCTTCGTGATGTAGGTATGAATGACCCACGTCGATCCCTTGCCGCAAACGACCACGGCGTGAAGAATCTCAGCCATTGCCATTCCCCTTCGCGGCGAGGGCGGCAAGATACTCGCTAAACGATTCGTAGATTGGACCGCCAGCAAGAATGATTGCGCCCATCGTTTCTCCGCCAATGTCCTGCTCTGCGCGCTCTACACAGGACAGCACACGATCCATCCAGCCGTGCAACGACTCTGCGTATCCCTTGAAAGAATCACGCTCGACTTCTATTTTCCCCGCCCGTTCCTCGCACTCCCGCAGGGCGCGCAGGGCGCGGTACATGCGCTGTTCCAGCGAGCGACTCTTATCGGCAAGTTCGTCGCATTCTCGGATCGTTCCATCCGATCCTTGGCAGGCATCCGTCTCCGGCGTCGCTTCCTCCGGACCTTCCAGCGTGGCGGCGAGGCGAAGGGCGGAGAGATACACGCGCTTTGACTCGTCGTTGAATATCCACGCGCCCCTATCAGCATTTTCCAGCAACGTCTTCGCATCCATTTCAGCCCTCCTTGGGGAAGTCGGCGCGGTAGGCCAAAAGTGAAGGCGCGTTCCAAAGTTTGTGTGACGATTCCATATCTCGCGCCATCGCCTCCGCGTGCTTGAGCAGCTTCGCGTCGCGCTCGATCAGGTCTGCAATTCGCTCGTCCTTGCATTGCCAACAGTAGATGGCGCGTTCGTTGTGCTTGCAGATGTTTGCCATCATTCGCTCCCCGCTATCTCGGCGCACCACAGCAGCGCCAGGATGACTTGCGATTGGCGCTTTTTTGAGCCACTCGGGTGCGTGAACCAAGCGCCTCTGGAGGCACCCAACCCGACAGCCATCAAAGCTCGAATATCCACCACATGCCATAGCTTCTCAGCGCGCAAGTCTCCCTCCGCAATCCTCTCCGCCGCACGCCTGCACGCGGCTCCCTGCTGGCGAGTGATGAGCATGGTCATTAGCTAAACTCCCCGGTTACGCAATCCCACGTTCCCGATCCGGGCGTTGCGTTGTAAGTCGAGCGCAGCAGATTGTTGGGACCTCGCACGGAATAGTTCTTCCTGTGGAAGTCGGCCTCGTCGTGATAGAAGTCACCCCATGTACGGTCTGCCCAATCACACTTGCCGCTTCGCGCAGTAATGACGAGCAGCATTTCCTCGGGGGTGAGTGTGTCTCCATACTCGTTGCGAATCTCGCCATTCGCCCACAGCAGCATCCAGTCGGGCAGGTCATTGATCCCATTCTCCGGATCAACGTGCAGCGCGAACACCCACCCTCTGCTGCTCTTGCCGATGTGCTTGGCCTCGAACGGCCTGCCGCAGCATTCGCAGGGCTTCTTTTCGTGCCAGTAGTAATTGGTTCCCATGGTCACTCCTTGAGCGCGCGGCACGCTGCGGCGCAGTCGCTACCATTCGCCATCCATACGCGCTTCGGCGGAGTTGGATCGGTGGACGGAATACCGTTCATGTTTAGCGCATCGCACACCTTCGCCGCATCCTCAAGCCGCTGATTGCCGTACTCGATCAGCGCGGCGCGGAGAATATCGTCGGTGGGTTCGTGATAGCACGGACTGTAATCCTCCAGAGCGGGCCTCAGATACCGTATCGTCGTCGCAACCAGCGCGTCGAGCTTGTTCATGCCGGCACCTTCGACGCGAGCGCCTTGAACGCTTCGTGCCGCGCCTCGCCGACATGCGACCGCTGTTCCTTCGTCAGCCGCGTCCACCAGGCGCGGTACTTCTCGACTCCCTGCTCTGCCCACTCGCGGCCCTGCACGATCAGCGGGTCGAACGGATCGTCTTCGGCAGGGTCCGCGGCCGGCACAGGAGGGGACTGATCGGATTGCTCCGACTGATCGGGCCTCACGGCTTCCGACTTCTGTGCCGGCGCGGATTCCTTGCGAGCCTCGCCGCCAGCAGCCCACTCGGCGATCTTCCGGCCGGACTCCTCCGTGATCGGACGGTCGAGCGGGAACAGCGCGCGGTGCTGTTCCTGCAACTTGATCGGCTTCGGAATGCCAGGGTGCGCGGCAAGGAGCAGGAACGATGCCGTGAGTTCGTAGGGCAGGTTCTTCTCGCAAATCGGCACCCATCCGTCGATCCCGGTCGGCGTCACTTTCGGCACGATCTGCAGTTTGCCGTTATCGCCGCGGACCATCTCGATCTTCTCCTCCGCGCGGAAGCACATGATGAGGTGCGCGCGAACCTGCAGGAGCGTTTGCACCATCTTCTTGTGCTGCCCCTTCGGGCGAATCCACGCGGCCATCTTGCAAGCCTCGCGCTTCTTCCAGTCGTCGCCGGCCATGCGGTCGAGTTCGGCTTCCTGCATGTCCAGGCACCCACCCGTGCCCGCCCATTCGTGCGAGCAGGAGTCCACGACGATCACCGGATAGCCCGCCTTGTCGGCCGCGCGGATCGCGTCGGCGTAGGCGTCCGGGTTGAAGGGAGGCGCGAGGTCGCCGTGGTCGAACCGGAAGGCGTCTGCATAGTGCTTCGCGCGTCCCGCCTCGGTGTCGATCACCGCGAACGGCTTGTCGCCAGCGATGCCTTTCGCCAGGCGCATCGCCGTGTAGGTCTTGCCGCTCCCGCTCGCGCCCGCGAGTCCGATCAACAGCCCGACGTTCTCCCGCTTCGCCGGCCGGAATTGAAAACTCATGCCCGTTTCCTTTCGTGAAGATCCTCGACGCGGTACGGAATGCCGATCATCCGCTCCTCGTGCTCGGCAAGTTGCCACGATGCCGCCTCGGCGTAGTGGATGCGCGGCGAGTATCCAGGCCACTTACCGGACGCCATGCACGACGCCCACGACTGGATCGCCATTTCAACCATGTCGTCGGCGATTGCGGCGAGCGACGGAGCGCATCCGTGGAACGTCACCGCATACGGCTTTTCCTTCTCCTGCGCGGCCAGGACGAATTGCGGCTCGATACCAGTCACGGCTCGAGCGCCGCGGCGGTAGAAGGCGTCCTGAAAGTGGTAGCCCATGCGGGCCATTTGGCGCGTGAAGAATGTCGGCTCGGAGTCAGTTGAAGTCTTGTAGTCCAGCATCCGCGATCGGTCGTTCGCGTACCAGTCCGGCCGGATGCGAAGCCAGATCACGGTGCCGTTGACCGTTTCTGTCCATGCGAGCACCTGTTCGGCCTTGCCGTCGGATAGACGCAGACCTGGCATGTCTGGGCACGCCTCGATGGCCGTCCGCGCGATGCCGGCCATCGCCTGCACGTCCTTGTAGGCTTTCGCAAGCACGGGGAATCGCCCATCGGCGCGGGCGGCGTCGCGTTCTTCCTGCGCGGCTTTCGTCCGGTAGGAATCCGCGTCGATCACCGCCATCCGGTCGGCCCCCTCTAGCAGCAGCGCGTGCGCGCCGCTTCCAACATCGAAGTCGGCGCGTTCCTCGCTCTCGTAGGCCGGATTCAAGCGCGAGTGCGCGTGCCACGCGTGCAGGGGCGACTGCCCGACGAGGATCTTCGCCACGGACGAGGACAGCGACGGCACCGGGCACGGGTCCGCATGGTAGGAGTCCGCGTCCATCGTGTAGATGCCCGGTGCGTCGATCATGCTGCTATTCCTCCGTGCCGGCCGTTTCGACGATCACGCCATCGGCGCCGAGGGAGAGCGCGTCTTCGATGCCGCAGACTTCGCATTGGACGGTGTGCTTGGTGACGTGCTTGATGGCTTGCGCGGCGTTGGTCGCCTTGACGAGCGCGACGGAGATGTTGCCGTTGATTTCGGTTGTGACTTTGTAGATGCGCTTCTCGGCCATGCTGTGCTCCTTCGTGGTTGAAAATCCTCTCCCGGTCCCCCGACCGGGGCAGGACTCTCGTCCTACAACTTCGTCCCGTTCGTTTCGCTGTGTCTCCGCGTTCTCCTACTTGGGGGGCCGGACGGCGCGCCGGCCCTTCGCGTGTGCCTTCAGTACGGGTCGTGCTGCTCGTCTTCCTCGCACGCGCGAGCCACCGCCCGGTTGATCCACATCACGAACGCGATACAGCACGCGAGGATCGCCAGCGCGGACACGATCAGGGTCAGCGCGCTCATCGCACCCTCCGCACCGCGCCCGTCTTCATGCGCTTCGCCTGGTCGATGGTCACGCGGATGTCGGTAGAGGCCGAGTTCGCGTACTTCCGATCCTTGCTGTCCACGAGCCGCATCCGCATCCGCCGCATTTGCGCGGCGACCGCGGCCTGCTTCTCAGCGAGCGCCTTGACGGACGGGTGATCGTGCGAGCACGGATGCGGCCCTTCACGGTACTTCCCGTCGCCCCAATCGGCGAGGCGCATGAGGCGCCATTCCTCGCGCAGCCAGTTCACGAAGGCGTTCAGCATGTTCATCATGGCTTTGCTCCTCCTCGGTTGGTACTGCGTTCGCGTTTCAGGATCAGTTTCGTCTTTCCGCACAGCGGGCAGCGCATGATCGCTTGCCGCAGGATGCGGGCCTTAAGTGTCATCTGCACTTTGCACGATGGACATGTCGTGTCGCTCACGGTTCCAGCCCGTGCTGCTCACGCCACGCCTGATCCTTCGCAGCCTCGGCGCAGTCCCTCGCGTACTCGCGCCGCGCCTGCCGCAGTTCCGTTTCGACGTACTCCGCGTCGTTCGCGTGGCACCTGCCGACATAGCGGATGGCGTCGAGAACGAGCTTCCGGCCGACTTCCAGGCACCGCTCATCGAACGTCTTGAGTCCGTGCGCGTTCATGGCGAGGCGCAAGTCCTCGTAGATGCCGGTATTCATGTAGTCCGATTCGATGAACGGCTCGGGGCGATTCGACGGGTGCCACGTCGCCCACAGCTTCGCCGCGATCTCGCCGAACGTGGGATCGTCCTTCGCCTGCTCCCACGTGATTCCGTCGAGTTCGGCGTCGAGGATCGCGCGGGCGTCGGCCCTGCGTTCCTGCGCGTCGAGTTCCCAATCCGTTAGCGGGCGAACCATCATCGCGGTATGTTCCTCGCTCGCCGTGATCGCGCCGTTCTGCTCATGCGCGAGTGCTTCTGCCGCGCGGTCCTCGGGACTGCTCATCGTGCGTTCCTTTTCTAAATCCGACGCCGCAATCCTAGTCCGTTTCACGCGAGAATGAAGCGTACAGAAACGGATAACGGTTGATACATCCAGTCGCATAATCTTCGGCCATCCATTGCGCTATTCTTCCGCCCATGCAATCCATCGAAGAAGTCGTCGCGCCCCTGCTCGAAAAGTCCATCGACGAGCTTCGCGCCATCGCGCCCGCAGTCGGCCTAGACGCCGACGCCATCTTTCGCATCGTCCAGGGCCACACGCGCCGCCCGTCGTTCGAGCACGTGCGCCGCATCGCCAACTGGATCGAATCCCAACAGAAGATCAAACCAAAGCGGAGGCTCGCCAAATGAGCCAGCTAGCTTTTCTTTTCAGCGGAAGGACGAAGGATTCCGTTCTGTGGGTAGTCACAGAACAGGACTGGCGCTACCGGCCGGACTTCGCGGGCTGGCTCTCGCGCAACTGGCCTATCTGGGAACGCTTCGAGCGCGAGGCGAACGCCGTCTACAACCGTGGCCGCAAGCACTACTCCGCGCGCACCATCATGGAAGTGATCCGCCATGAAACTGCGCTCGCGGAAACCGAAGGCCCGTGGAAGATCAACAATATCTACATCCCTGACTGCGCCCGCCTCTACCTCACACTCTACCCGGAGCGCGACGGACTGTTCGAGCTACGCGAGAAGCGGGAGGCGGCGTGATGGGCGGATACGATGAATTCCTGCACGCGAAAACGCACTCGGCCAACGAGTACGGATTCTCGCCAGTCTGGATGCCTGACTTCGTGTTCGACTTTCAGGCGTCGCTAATCGAGTGGGCCTGCAGGATCGGGCGCGGGGCAATTTTCGCTGACTGTGGACTAGGCAAGACGCCGATGTATCTCGTATGGGCAGAGAACGTGGTGCGAAAGACAAATGGCCGCGTGCTCGTGCTTACGCCGCTGGCCGTGACGCACCAGGCTTGCGAGGAAGCCGAGAAGTTCGGCATTGAAGCGAAGCGTTCGCGTGCTGGTGAAATGAGCGCCAAGATCACGGTGACGAATTACGAGCGCCTGCACCTTTTCAATCCGAATGATTTTGTCGGCGTGGTATGCGACGAGTCGAGCATTCTCAAGTCCTTTGACGGTGCGCGCCGCAGCGAGATAACGGAGTTCATGCTCAAGATGCCCTATCGCCTGCTAGACACGGCGACAGCGGCGCCGAACGATTACATCGAGCTTGGCACGTCCAGCGAGGCCCTCGGAAACCTAGGCCACATGGACATGCTCAATCGTTTCTTCAAGAACGATCAGAACAATTCCGCCACCGGCCGACAGTATGGCGAAATGGCGAAGTGGCGATTCAAGGGCCACGCCGAACATGCGTTCTGGCGGTGGGTGTGCTCGTGGGCGAGAGCGATTCGCCGCCCATCGGATATGGGCTTCGATGATCGCGCCTTCGTGCTGCCGGAGCTTACCGAAGTCGAGCATACCGTCGAGTCCAACAAGCTGCGCGATGGGATGCTGTTCGCGCTCCCGGCCGTTGGCCTCAAGGAACAGCGCGACGAGCAGCGTCTTACTATCGAGGAACGGTGCGGGAAGGTGGCATCGCTCGTGAACCATACCGGCGAGCCTGCGCTTGTATGGTGCCACCTGAACGAAGAAGGAAACCTACTCAATCGCCTGATTCCGGACTCCATCGAAATCAGCGGAAAGGACAGCGACGAAGCCAAGGAGGAGAAGTTCCTAGCGTTCGCGCATGGACAGGCCCGCGTGCTCGTAACGAAGCCGAAGATTGGCGCGTGGGGACTCAACTTCCAACACTGCGCGCATATCACGAACTTTCCATCGCATTCCTTCGAGCAGTATTACCAGGGCGTGCGTCGATGCTGGCGGTTCGGGCAAAAGCGCCCGGTGCGGGTGGATACGGTGACTACGGAAGGCGGGCAAGGAATCGTGCGGAACCTGCAGCGCAAGGCCGATCAGGCCGACAAGATGTTCTCTCACTTGGTCGCGGAAATGCACAACGCGCTATCGATTGAGAAGCCAAACCAATTCACACAAAAGGAAAAGGTGCCCGCATGGCTGTGAAAGATCAATGCATCGGAGACAACTACGCACTCTACAACGGTGATTGCGTGGAGGTAATGAAGTCCCTGCCGGACGCGAGCCTTCACTTGTCCGTATACTCGCCGCCCTTCGGTGGCCTGTACCACTACAGCAGCAACGAGCGCGACCTGTCCAATTGCACGGACTACGATCAATTCTTCGAGCATTACGCTTTCGTGGTGCGCGAACTTGCGCGCCTCACGATGCCGGGCCGCATGACGGCGGTGCATTGCATGGACGTGCCATCCAGCAATAGCGGGTGCGACTGGCTGCGCGATTTCCCCGGAGACATCATCCGCCTGCACGAGCGCGAGGGATGGAAATACATTGCCCGCTATGCGATCTGGAAAGAGCCGCTTGCCGTTCGCAATCGCACGATGGCGAAGAACCTGGCGCACAAGACCATCGTGGACGATTCCAGCCGTTGCAGCGTGGCAAGCGCGGATTACCTAGTCGTGTTCCGGCGCAATGGCGAAAACCAGGTTCCCATCGCGCACCCGACCGGCCTTCACGACTACGCTGGCGATCGCAAGATGCCGAGCGAACTTCTGCCCTACAAGGGATGGAAGGGGAACCAGATCGAGAACCGTTACTCGCATTGGATCTGGCGCCAGTATGCGAGTGCGTTCTGGGACGACATTAGGTTAGGGCGCGTGCTTCCCTTCAAGGCGGCTCGAGATACCGAGGACGAAAAGCACGTTCACCCGCTGCAACTGGACGTGATCGACCGCGTGATGGTGCTTTGGTCGAATCCTGGCGAGAAGGTATTCACGCCTTTCATGGGCGTGGGCAGCGAAGTCTATGGCGCGGTGTGCGCCGGTCGCAAGGGAATCGGCGTCGAGTTGAAGGAATCCTACTACCGGCAAGCTGTTCGCAATGTACAGGCGGCGCATCCCGGAAAGGCCGATCTGGCGCAAGTGGACTTCATCGAGGAAATGGAAACGGACGAAGCCGCATGAGCGAGATCGCCTTCCGCACGTCCACGGCGCCGCCCGACGATCCTTCGCTGCCGCCTGACGACCGCGTTGACTGCGGCGAGTGCGGCAACAAGTCAGGGTACAAGTGCCTCGGCCTCAAGGGCAAGCCGGACTGCGTGCCGTTCGGCATACTGCACTACTGCGATTCGTTCTCGTCCAAGCGGAGGAAATGATGGCGAACGGGCACTATGGGCGGATGCAGAAGAAACCGGGGCCGAAGAAGCACATCGCCATCAAGCCGGGGCCGGCGTGCGAGAAGTGTCGCAAGCTGCAAATCGGCCCGAAGGGAGGCGTGTCGTGCGGCGCGATGCACGGCGTTATGTCCGCCGATGGTTGCCCAGACTACAAGGATGCCAGCGTGGACCGCGGATACGTTACCGCGGGACCGGCGTGGCGGATCGGTCTGGGATGATGTGCCCTGCGCGCCGGCAGCTTACCGCCTCAGAACACGAGGAACAATGCGCCCTGATCGAATGGTGGAGCATGGCGCGGCACAGGTGGGGACTGCCTGAGTTTGCCTTGTTTGCGATTCCGAACGGCGGGATGCGGCACATTGTCGCCGGTATGCAACTGAAGGCGGAAGGCGTGCGCCGCGGCGTTCCTGACCTATTCTTGACCGTTCCTGCGGGCGCCTGGCATGGCCTGTATGTCGAAATGAAGCGCACCAAGGGCGGCAAAGTAACGGCAGAGCAGGCGGCATTCCGAGAGTTTGCTGGTAAGCACGGATACCAAAGCCGAGTAGCGCACGGGCACGATGAGGCGCGAGGAATCATCGGCGAATACCTGCGCGCGTATAGCCCACAAGCGCGACCGCCGGCAAAATAGCCGACGGGATGAATCGCGCATACGCTTGTCGGCGCCTCATCCTGGCCGCGGGCGCGATCGGGCGCATTTCCGGCCGAATAGCTCCCAGAATGCCGGGTGCATCTTGCGGGCGCCCGACTCCCATCGGAACCAGGCAAGCGCGTTGACGTAGAGCAGCGCGCCGGCCTGCGCTTGCGTCAAGCCGGCCCGTTGACGCGCTGCCAGAACATCGGCCGGCGCGGGATTCTTCGTGGTATCCATTGCGGGCATTCTATAGCCAACGATGTTTCAGGGCATAGCCGCCGTCCGAATCTGGTTCGCCGTTGCGCGTTCCGTGGGGCTTGTCCGTGCCGTTGGGCCAGAGGGTCATTCCGAGGTTGTAGACGAGCGCGAACCCCATATCCATCCCACAGCCGTCCATGATGATCCCGTCGCGCTTGCCTTGCCGGCAATTGAGCGCCAGGGAGACGGAATAGTTCGGGTGCATCATTTCGCCATCCTTCACGATGCACACGCCTATTTCGCGTTGCATGCCGGAGCGGGAAACATGCCGGAGGATTGTGTAGACGGTATCGCCGGGCTTGATCCATTCCCGGAGCTTGGCAATCGCATCGGCGCGTTCGGCTTGTTGCGCTTTGGTCTGTTTCATTCTGTCACCTCATTTTGTACCGGCAGGATGCCGGCCGGAGCGCCCGTCGCCAGGCGCTCGAGCCGAAAGCCTACGCGGCGAGGCGTTCGGGTTCCGGCGAATAGCGCGCGTTTTCCGCCTGCGCGAGCTCTTGCGCCTCGCCGATGTCCGCGACGCGATCGCGGCCGGCGAATTCGTCCCACGCCTGCGCGAGAGTGAGGCGGCCGAGATTGGCGGAATCCTCGCCGACCCATTCCGGCGCCGCCTCGCACGCCGAGCCGCGCATCGGCATGATGACGGAAAGGATGCCCGGCTCGTCGTAGGTCACGAGCGCGGCCGAATTCCCGTTGTAGCCGAGCGCGAAATTCCCGGTTTTCGATCCGAGATCCTCGGCCGCCTTTTTGCAGCGCGCCAGGAAATCCGGCTGCAGGAATTGCGCCTCGCCGGAAACCTTGCGCGGAATCACGCGGCGCCAGTCGGGAAACTTCCCGTCGATCGCGCCGGACGTGGTGCGCGTTCCGCAATCGTTCAGGGTGCATTGCCCATCTTCGCCGACGGAAAGCACGAGCGCCAGGCCGTGATTCCCCTTCGCCTTGATCTTCTCGACGAGCTCGCGCGGCAGGATGGCGGAACCCTGCCCGGCCATGTTCTCGCCGTCGCGGGCGATGCGCGCCACGGCGAGCGTATGGCCGTCCGTGCCGACCAGGTACGCGATGTTGGCGTGAACCTCCACGAGCACGCCATTCAGGTAATAGCGGATGTCATCTTTCGCCGCGAAACGGGCGACTGCCGCGAGGTAGGAACGGGGGATTTGCAGGGTGAAGGCGTTCATTTTGTCGTTTCCTTTTCGTAGGCGCGGAATCGGCCGCGCTCCGTCCGGCAAGCCTGCCGCACTAGCGCCCCGTGAGGCGCTAGGACTGCTGGCCTACTGTGCGAGGTAGGAGCGAACGAAGTCGATCCCCTGTTGGCGCGTCCAGGTTTCCGGGTATGTCGGCGCGGATTCCATGCATGCGCGGAGTGCCTCGATTGTGAATTCCTCATGACGTTTCGCCATATCGTCGAAGGCCCACGCGATCATGCAACCGGGACTGAGTTTGTCCATGGCCTACCCCCTCACCTTGGCGAGCGCGGCGGAAACGATAGAATTGATGTATTCCAACCGGCGGGTTTTCTTGCCGGTATTGAAGCAAGCAGCGCCAGGCGTTTCGGTAAAGCATTCCTCCAGCGCCGCGACGAGCTCGGGCAGCGCGGCAATGGCGCGGGCGTTGTCTGCGACATGGTATGTGCTGCTGCAATCGCGCATTTCGCAGAAGTAGCCCGGAACACTTCCGGCAATGTAAAGCCCGGAATTTGTTGGGACAATGCGCCACGGTCCCGGCGTGAAGTTGAATTTGTCCATGATGGCTCCTAGTAGTCCGAATCGGCCATGTTCCAAGCGCGGGAGAATTCCAGGGCGCGCACGTTTTCGGCATTTTTGCTATCCGCGTGGAAAGCCTGCCGCGATTGCGGGTAGTAGGCGATTGGGTCGCCCTTGTGGATCTGCTTCCCGGTTTCCGGGCAAGTGGAAGGGAATCGGGCCGTGGTGAAGTAGGGCGAGGAATTGCGGCGCATGGTCTAGGCCCCCAAGTGAAGCGCGCGGATGATTGGGCGGGAAATGATCCAGCCGGAGACACAACAGACGGCGAGGATGGCGGTAATCACTGTGCTTTCCTTTTATCGAGGTGCGTTGATCCGCACGTCCTAACTATCGTCCAATGGATAACTCGGATCAAGGCCGAATCGGTAATATCGCCTGATACCGGAATGCGTGGAATAGGTGCGTGTGCTGGCGCACAGACTATAGCTATTGATTAGTCTATTTGAGCGTGACAGAATCCGCGCATGAAACCCTACTCTGAGATTGTCGGGCGCCTTGCGCCCATGTCCACGCGCGAGCTTGAGAGCCTGGCGGTTCGCGCCTCCCTCCCGTTTGCAACGGTTTACGCGATCGCCAAAGGCCGGACGAAGAACCCGACGGCCCGCACGCTCGAGCCGCTATCGCTCGCCCTTCAATCGGAGCCAGCGGGGGAGTCTGCCAATGGCTAAATACCGGAAAGTAGACGTGCGGATCTGGAACGATGAGAAGTTCCGGGCGTTGACGGACGACGGGAAACTGATGTTCTTTTACCTGTTGACGCACCCGAATATGACGGCTATCGGCGCCATGCGGGCGAGTGTTCCAGGCATTGCCGCGGAGCTTGAATGGCCGATCGAAAGGTGCTCGAAAGCCTTTGCCGAAGGGTTACCGAAAGCCTTTCGGGATGGTTTGTGGAGGCATGACGAAAAGGCTTTGGCGGTATGGTTGCCGAAGTTTGCGAGGCACAACCCGCCGGAGAACCCGAACGTCATAAAGGCATGGGTCGGGGCTGTGGATAACTTGCCAGAATGTGACATAACAACCCTTGCAATTCAAACAGTTAAAGACTTTGCCAAAGGATATGGCAAAGCATATGCCGAAGCCTTCGAGAATGCTTTGGCAAAGCATTACCCAAAGGGTATGCCAAACCGTATGCCAAAACAGGAGCAGGAACAGGAACAGGATTTAACCCCCCCTCCCCCCTTGGATTTTCCCGACCAGGCAACCCAACAACCAAACCGCCCACCTCGCGTGAATGGCCACAATCAGAAATACTCGCCGACTGCCGGAATCACTGAGGGACGCGAGCAGGCACTAACCAGACTCGCCAAAACTCAGGCAATCATCAACGAAACCCGCAACGCACCCGCTGCCCCAATGTCCGACTCCGCTCGCCAAGCCGTCGAAAAACTCCGCAAAGCCGCACGCATCTCCGACACAAGCGATCCGCCACCCATCGAACCAGACGACATCCCCTTCGACCGCAACGAAGAACCCGCAAGCGCCGGAGCGAACCCATGACCGATCCCACGAAACCGCCGGCCGACCAACAAACGCTAGCGACCACTAACAATCCGGCCGCAGATCCCGCAAACCTCCCCGAATCCACCAACCAGGCCGAAACCCCCGAACAAAAACGCGAGGCAATGGCCCGTAAACGCATTTCCAGCCTCTCCAATGCGTTTCAATTGATGGAGGCAGGTCTATCCCTTACCGAAGCGGCAAACGAGCTTGGAATCCCCCGCAATACCCTCAGAGTCTGGATGATCGACGAAAACAAACCCGAATACTCAAAAGCACAAAAATCCGCCATCCTCCACAGACTAGTCGAGACAGAATTCGACATGGAAAGCGCACAAGGCGCGATGGATGTCGCCCGCGCCCGTGAATCCATGCGCTTCAATCAGTGGATTGCCGAGCGCCGGCTGCCTCACCTATTCGCGCCAAGGCAGGAGCTTACCGGCGCAGGCGGCGCACCTCTGGCGATCCTTGACGTAGGCGAGGCAAGCCGTCGCCTGGCCTATATTCGCGCGGCCGAGAGTGCTCGAGACGCCGAGATAGTGGAGTCTCCGACCACTACATATAGTGTCCAGCCGACTACATAATCCGCGGTCCTGTAGCAAATCTCGCGCAACGC